CTCTTATTTACTCTGCTTTCCGGGTCGTTTGCTGTCTCTGATCCGGTCAATTTCTTCTTTAATCCTTCCATCCTGGCGCAAAAAGAATCTTTCCTACTTCCACCTTCTGGTTGAGGCGGCTTAAGGTTGTGTCCTTCTTTCTTCGCAGAAGCTCGCCCTTTGGCATTTAATCCACCACTAGGACTCTTCCCCTCTTTGCGTTGCCATGCAGGAGTAGCCATTTTATGAATCCGTAATTAATACGCCACCAATATTAATACCTACTGTTGCAGCAGTCGTTGCACTTGGTGCAATTTGCCACTGAACATCTGTTCCAGCAGGGTATGTAAAAGGAAAAGATCTTTGAATATTGTACTGTTGTATAAATGGGGTTTGTAACACCACTCTACGAACAAGTGTTGCAGATGTATTCAATGCTGACGGATACTGGGCAACAGCTCTATAGGTTGTATAGTTTGCCGTATTCCCTGTAAACGAACTGTTTGCGGTAAATCTAAACAGTTGTAAAGTATTGTTTGCTGGGACGGTATATACCGCCATTTGTGAAGTACCCAAACTAATTGTGCTACCGTTATAGGTAGTTGTATTTATTTGAGCGTACTCAACGGCACCTGAAGTAGCGGCTTGGTTTTGAATGGTAATAGTTCCAGTAGGCTGAACAGTACTAGCCAATGCAACAGATATGTTGTTAATTCTAAAATAAGATTTAACTGTAGCTACGCCTGTACCGGCAGTGCCGCCTAATGCAACTATTTCAGAAATTGCGTTGTAGTTTGCATCTAATCCGCTTACCTGTATTAATGCGCCAGAATCTCCAGCTCCAACAGTGCTTGCCACATACATGACTGCGGCAGCTACTGGAAACACATAATTGGTTGTAGGAGAGTTTTCCCACATCGTAACAAACAACCCAGCAGTTGTGCCTGTTGTGCCATAACCAAATAAATTAAACTGTGTATGCCCGGCAATCTGATTGCGAGATACTTGTAAATCAAACGGCTCGTACCGTGCTTGACGGCTTATAGAGTTGAACCCATCATTTCTTCCGGGTATACCACTGGAACTTTGGTTTGCCATAATTAATCTCCTTAAATCAAGAAATGGGGGCCTAAGCCCCCGCAATTAATTAGTCAAAGTTACCGTAGGGGTAAGTTGTCAATGTACCAATGTTGTTATCAGGCTGTGTATAACGCAGAGTAAAATAAAACTTACCCGTTGACAATACACCTGTTGCTACCGTAAACGGAATCAATACAGTAAATACAACTTGTGAGAAAAAGCTTGGTTGTGTTCCAACTTGTGGGTTCTGTATATCAGAACTTGTAGATGCCTGTGCTATAAATTGTGCATCTGTGAATGTTGATAAAGATTGTCTACCCACAGCAGAAATAGTTCCTGTTGATGCGTATGTGGATGTGTTAAATGCGTTACCAACAACAACGGATACGTTACCAATAGTTCCTGCTGACAATGTTGGAACAACTCCGCAATCAATAAACAAATCATTGATAGCACACCCAGCCGGTAAATACATAACAACACCACGGTAAATAGTACCGCTTGTACCTGTTGGGTCGGCAGTAGGCGTTGTTGTGGTTGGGCCACTTGTACTAAACGTAGAACTAGGTGTATATAGTTGTCCGTTTAGGTTAGGTATTGAATTGCCCCAAACAAACTGTCCAGAACCTCCCGAATAACCAGCAGAACCAAGAGTAGTAACTGTAAAGTTAATATCTGTTCCCTGAACTAAATCTGTGTATCCAACATCTCTTAACGGCCCAAAACGGTTATCGCCAGAAAGAACTGGCCCTTCAAATGTACTGCGTCCCATAATAATTCCTTATGCAAAAGCCTCTTGTTAATCGTTGCATCGTGACCCCTGGGCGGGCTGGCAACAAGAGAAAATTCCCAGATAATCGTAATATACATTAATTAAAATATTTGTCAACAAAAAAGGGAGCCGAAGCTCCCTATTTTTATCAATCCTAAGATCAATATGTGCCGTAGATTCCTAGTGGATCTGACCAACCAAAAGAGTAACGCTCTCTTGATTTGTAGCGAACGTTCCCTGTATCAAAATCTCCGTCCATTGAATTTTGCAATGGGGTTCTTTCAAAGTGTTTAAGTCCGTTAGGTACATCGGTTATTAAGAACCAAGCATTGGTTGCTGTCAAGAAGTGATTGATTGTGTATCCTTCTGGGATAGAACCATTGTTCTCTAAAGCATTAATGTCGTTGTTGTTTGTACCAACACGCAGTTTAGTTTCGAGCAAACGAGTTGCAACGAACTGTAGTGCTGGTGGAACAATCAACTTCTTGGGCTTAGCAGCGATCAATAAACCACGCTCGTCTGTCCATGCGGCAATTTGAATAACGGCATTCTCTAAAGAAGTCTCATTCAAATCAGCAGGAGTAGATGGGCTATTGGAGTTTGTACCGCCGTTCACCAATGGGTGAGCAGAGTTAAACAAAGACACGCCATCACCACCAACATATTGGCTGTTGAAACCGTTGTTTAGAACGGCCGCAGCTTTTACTTGCTTGGTGTAAGCCATTGCACGAGCAAGAGCCTTGGTGTAACGAGCAGACAAGCTGTCGTACAAGTTATCTTCAATCGCCTCTTCAGTGATCGAAAATCCAAGAGCAATAGTCTCGTGGTTGTAGCGTGTTGTCCATGCTTCTTGTGCATTGTCATAGCTGATGGCTGTGCCTTCATTTTTGACTGGTGCAGCAGAAAAGCCAGACAGTTTGGTCTCTTCTTCAAAAGAACGCTCAGAGGTCTCTGTTTCATAGATCTCTTTGTGTTCTTCACCGTAACGTGCATACTCTAAACCAAACAATGCGTTTAATCCAGGAAGCAACTCTTTAAGTAGTTGTGCGCGGGAAATAGCCATTTATGTGCTCCTTAATTAAGCGCCTGTGGAGTTTTGATAGCTATGGAAACCAAAGTTCCATTGCACCAATACTTCAGGATAACCGACAAAAGACAACGATGTACTAGCTGGAACTGTTACCGCCGCAGATAGTGTTAACGTTGTACCGCTGATGTTTGTAACTGTCAGATAGTTACCTTGTGCAGCACCAGAAACACTTGGAATCACCAACTGCATTCCAGGGCTAATAGCACTATTAGCAGAGGAAATAGTTAATGTAGTGCTGCTAGAAGTAGCAGTTCCACTTGTTGCCGTGATGTAATAGGCTGTATCTCTTACAACATCAATAACACGGAAAGGTGTTGTTGTTGAAGTTACACGAGTGTTACCTTGAGTACCAGAAGTAATAACTCCACCCGTTACGCCCATTGCTGAGTCACCAGTGGAAGTATTACCAGACGCTGATCCGCCGTTAGATCCTTGGGTTACAAGGTAAACGTTAGAACCAATAAACGCTGGGTTAGCATAACCAACAGTAGCGCCAGGTGTGTTAGATACAGAACTTGTGCCCTGTGTCAACATAACTGTCTTAAATACTGCTTGGGAATCATCAACAACGTAAGCCAACATATTGTTGGATACGGTGTTAGCTGGGTAATACTGGGCACGAACCGTTTGTGAAGAGCTATTTACATACTCAACACCTTGGAAAATACCAATAGTACCAGCTACTGCTGATGTTGCTACGCCGGCTGTTGTGACAGCTAAAACACCGCTACCAACTTGTACTACGTCACCGTAGAAAAAGTTATAAGCATAGTTTGAGGAAATAGGAATCATTCGAGTTGAACCCGAATAAACTCTACCTCCTGACAGACTTACTGGCTTAAAGCCGTAAGCTGCGGGAACGACAGGATATGCCATGAATAACTCCTAAAATTAATTTTTACCGAATGTCACCTCGGAACGCCTGTCTTTAAACAATGGCATCCGTGGGTCACTACTGCGCATGAAACTATTGTCAACAGACTCCATCTGAACTTTGTTTTGATTTGCATAGTAATCCATACTCTGCTTCACAAATTCTTTTGGAATCCTACATAACAATAATCCACCGACTTCAATGCCACCTTTAAATCTACCTTCAGTGATCTCATGCACCATCAGCTCAGGATACTCTTCCGCTTTGCAAGGCTCATAACCCTCACGAAACCTCATGGAAATATTCTTTGCATCTGCTTGGCCGACCATACTTATACGGATATACCTGTGCGCCCAGTCCGGACGATCATCCGGCATAGGCAACTGCTCTGGTGGTCTCCATTGAGCTGGCCTCTCAAAAGTTGCACGAGTTTCAACTTCTCTTGGTTTACGATTTTGTTCTGACATTTTTAGGCTCCTTTTCTATCTTTTAAAACTTGGCGGGCATATACCTCTAGAGGCAATCCAAGGCGTTTTGCAATATTAACCTGGCTCTGATTAAGTACGATTTTGGTAGACGCTGTACTTCTCGTTGCCGGTGCTACTACAGACTTCTTAGATGGTGGAGGAGTCGCATCCACTATTGTCGTTGTCTCAAAAGCATCTGGGAACCTAGTACGCATTTCGGAATCAATTCTTCGGTAATACTCTTCGCTAGATGGATTAAGTCGCTCATCTTGCGTGAGTTCCTCATGTATGGCAAGCGCATAACTGGTCATGCGCCGATCTGAGCCGAACCAAGGATTCTTTTCTTTCCAGACCTCGGCCTTTCGGTCGATTACTGGTTGCGTTACCTGCGTTTGTACCTGATTTCTTTCCTCTTGTAAAGGGGCAGGTTTAAAATTATGTAATTCTCTTGCTTTAATTGTGACCGCAGTTAGTTCACTTTGGGCATCAGCTAAAGCTTCAGAATCACCTAATTCATAAGCCGACTTGTATTTATTCTTAGCCGCTTGGAGCTCATTCTCTACTACCTTTCTAGCCTGTTCTAAAAGAACTGTCTGCCCTTGGTTCAAAGAACCTTTTAGCTTATTGTTCTCTTCAACAACAGACTGAGCCAGTTTTAGAGCTTCTTCTCTTTCTCTAAACGCCGCCTCTTTGGCACGGCGCTCATCGTGATAGCCCTTGGTAAAATGTTTGATTCTTTTCTTAACTGAATCGTTGTAAGTTTCCAACTCATCGTCAGAAAACTCTTTAGGAGGCTCGTCCGCAGGCTTTCTACCTCGGTCATCGGGAGGCGTATCGTCAACAATCTCAACCTCCGGCTCCACTTCTAATTCTTGTTCTACTTCATCTGGGAATTGGAATGATCTTTTTTCAGACATTATTTCTCCTTATGCTGCACGTTGAATGCCACGGGGATCTTCGACAACTGCTTCGACCATATCATCTTTGATAATGCGAAACTCTTTGCCGTGGATTTTTATCCGGGTACCAGAATTGGGACGGACAATAACAAAGTCACCCGCCTTACACGATGCCCCAGATGGGAACCTTGTTGGGTCTTTGTAAGCATCTGGCCCTACCTTAACTACAAATAGTACAGGTGTTAGTACTTCTTCGTAATTTATAGTCGTGCCAGCTTTTATGATTCCGCTATCAAACTCTTCATCTACTTCAGGTAATACCGTTAGCAAATGGTAAGTTTTGGGATCAGGCAATTGAGTAGCTTTCTCTTCATCCTTCTTGTTAAGAATGCCAGACAAATCTACGGCTTGAACATTAAAGTCCATAATTTTCCTCCGCAGGGGGCTACATGAAAGCTTACCGATACACCCCCGCCATATCGGTTCGCTGCGTTATTCCAAATCTTCGTCTTCAACAAACCGTCTCATCATGGTGTCTATCTCTCCTTTACAAAGAGATAATCCCTTCAAAACACCACACATCTCTGAATACTCTGAATAATCCCTGGCACTTTTACCACTCAAGGCTACGCCGTATTGTTCTTCTATCAATTTAATTTTTGACAATAAATGCTCTAATATTTTCTTTTCCATCATTTACCTTTCTTGTCTTCTAGTTGAATACGTTGTAATTCTTGAGCCGTTTTAACTCTTCTCATCTCTTCTTCTTTAGCTAAATCTTGTTGATGCTTTTCTTGCAACATCTTTAAATTCATTTGATGTTGCTGTTGCTGAATTGCTAAATTTTGCTGATGAGATTGAGCCGTGTTTTGTAAGGTCTGCTGAGTCTGTGCAATCTTTGCCTGGTCTGCAATTTGAGAATTACCATTTGATTGTTGAGATTTAAGCTGCAACTCCGCTTGCTTAATCTGTAAGTCTCCTTGAACTTTTTGCGCTCGAGTCTGTGCATCCATTTGAGCAATTTGAAGTTCTTGTTGCTGCATTTGAACAATTGGATCTTGCTGTTGTTGTTGGGCTTGTTGCTGAGCCGCTTGACCTTTGCTTTGTTGCAGAACTTGCTGAGCCGCTTGCGCAGTAAGCTGAGATATCTGAACTTCAAGTTCCTGTGGCATATCCTCATCTGGCGCAGGCAACGTAGCACCAAGTTGTTCCTGAATCTTATTCCTATATTGAAATGCCAAATGCTCAGATATATGAGCCATGATGGCCGAACTCATCTGTTGGCCCATAGGATTTTGACCAATTTGCGCCTGAAGCAAAGGATCTTGCATCATCGCCTGGTGTATAGCAATGTGTGCATCGTGATCCTGATACATGAACGCCTTGGTTGGCTTTCCTTTTAAGAATGCCATGTTTTCCGAGATAGGATCTCTTGGTTTTTGATCGTCTTCGGTAGGAACAATATCCGAGGCGTTTGGTATACCTATTACATCTAACATCTGTCTATGTAATTTAGGAAGATTGTAAATTTGGGGCGCTTGCTGTGCCATCTGCATCGCAGCTTGGTACTGCATTAGCCTTTGCGCCATCGTTGAACTATTTGGGTCGCTGACTGGAATTACTTCCACCAAATCATAGTCACTTTGCTTAGCGCTTTTATCCGCTTTCTCTGGGTCGTATTCGTAATCTTGCGGAGCAAAGTCACGAATCAAAGGCTTGAGTAACTTAAACTCTTGTTTCATTGAATAATGAACCCTAGCCTGCACCGCACTCATGGTTTTTAACTGTCTTTCTAACAAAGCCAGTGTCGTTCCCACAGGAGCATTGGCCGACATATCGCTGATATTCATATCAGAGATCGATCCAAGCTTTCTTGCCTCATCCGTAATCGTAGCAAGTAGCGTAGCCAGCACTTGACTTGGTTCTTTATAAGGCAACGTCATGATGTTGTCTTTAATTGACCCACCCGGTACGTCTACATCCCTGAATTCTCCCGGTGCAATCGGAGTATCGTCCCCTTTTACACGCAAACCTCTCGCTTTTAGTCCGCCAGGTAGGTTAGCAAGCGATCCTGCATCCACCAATTGGCGAATAATCATCGTTCCAGCTCTTGCATAACCCCCAATTAAGTGAATTAAACCAAATCCATACGCTCCAAAGCCAGGAATATAGTTATATTGGACAAAATGCTGCCTCTTTAAACGCTTTTTATCCCCTTCTTTCCAGTTTCTGCGTATACCCAGTACCTTACTCGTCCCTCTATCTATCGTAATAACGTAAGGACAAGCCAATTCATACTCATCATCAAACCCTGGGATCACACAATCCACATGAATCTCGTATAAATGGTACCTATCGTCATCCGTAATTGAGTAACCAGACTCATCGGCCTTCTTTTTCTCGATGTCTGTAGGTATATGGATCGGTTCTCCAAGCTCAATGTCTCTATAAAACCCAGCGGCTTGTAGTTTTTCTATCTCATTCTTAGTCTTACGCATCATGTGAGTCACTCTCTCACAGTGCATAACCCCACTTGACCCATAAGGCATGATCAAATCCTCTGCCCCAACATACATAGATACGGGCCGATCTAAATTTTGATCTGGATAAACTTTCTTAAACGCCGAACCAATAAGTCCTAAATTAAGTAATAGTCTTTCATGCTCGGGTCTGTACTCCGGCATCTTCTCTGTCAAATAAAAGTTCATGTGATTTTGAACTCTTTGAGCAGATTCCATCTTTAATCTGTCTATCGCCCCAACAATCTCCGTCTTAACAGGCCCGGCCGCTGGAAACGTTTCCGTTATTGTCTCCGCCTGAAACCGAATCGCCGCTTCTGTAAGTACCGTACTAAATACCCCACAAGCCCCGTTCCAAGGCTCCGTTCTCTCTTCATACTTCATTCCTAAAACTTCTAAGCCCCTGACATAAGTCTCGGCCCAGTCTTTCCTAGAATGTATATCATCTTCAACTTCTTGAATTAGCTTCCCAGCCAAAGACTGAAGCTCTCCTTCGTCTATCTCCTCGGCTAAGTTAGAATCAAACTCCTCAGAATTTTCATCTTTCGGATCTAAGTCTATCTCAATCCCTCCTATTCCTACTTTCATAGACTCTGGATTTTCAACCTCTATCTCTATATCCGGCTCAACGGTATTTAACTTAGGTACATTCGTATATAGTGCTTTATCTAACATAGTTCACCTTAATAATATGCTTTCTTACGTCTGAAATATTGAGGCTCTTCTTCCTCATCACTTGGAAGTCTTAAGAACCCACCCTGTCTAAACCTGATCAAAGCCTGGCTACAACTATCTACATAGTCATCGTGCTCCGCATTAGGAAACCTCGCCATCTCTTCAATCACATCATCCGCCCATCTCGTATCTGGAGCCCATACCTTACCAGAACTGAATAAATCCGCAACACTATTAAGCCTCACAAACTTATCATTTCCTCGACTAGGAGTATATTCGCTAACAGGTATTCCCATCTGTCGTAATTCATATACAAGAGGAGCTCCAGCAGCTTTAGCCTCAACAATAAAAGCATCCGGTTGCCATTCCTTATATCCCTCTAACGCCGCTTTCTTTAACTCTGGAAACTCCAACTTATCCCTATACGCATCCAACAACATAATATTCTTATCGGTTGGGTCTTCGTTCAAACTAAACACACCCCAAGTCGTACACGCAGAATAGTCTGCCCGCTCACTCTTCGTAAAAGCCGTATCCCAACTCTGAATAATAAAATCACAAGGAGGAGGTCTATCCGCTTTCCATCTCCTCCATGCCTCTCTTTTTATAATCGCACCCTCTTCTCCAGTCGGTGTCTGCTGATACTGAGCATTCCACTTATAAACACCAATCTCTTCCTTCACCGACATCAACTCATTAAGCGGCCAATACTCCGGCCATAAAGGATTTCCACTCGGTAAAATCGCAGGCAATTCAATGACTTCCCAGTCTTCCCCAGCGTGATTTCTTAAGATCTTTCCCGTCAAATCTTTATCTGACCAACGGGTGTTATGGCTTACAACTCCATTGGCAATGAAGTTTTCTGTCCTATCTATTTCTACGTCAAATACTTCTTCTTGCCCATCATTAGAAATATCAACAATTGCATCTGCTGTGAAGTCTGAGATACGATGAAGCTCGTTCAAGTATGCTTGCCGT